ATACTTTGAAGTTTCACAATTCATAAGAATGCTACCTTTTAAGCTGAAGGGGGACCGAGATAAAATGTTTTTATTTTATGGTCTAGCCTCTTATCTAGCGGGAGACCTTTTAAAAGAATGAGTACAGGATGGACAGTTCAGTCTAATTTGCAGATTTCTTTTACAATTAAAACTGTAAAAAATATCCTAGATGCCAATAATAATAGCCTGTTGGAACTAGGCAATTCCTCGCGTAGGCTACTATTTGTTGACTCAGAAGTTTTTTCTCACTTTGGAAAAAAAATACACCTGTATTTCTCCCGTAACAACATTGAGGCTAAAATAGTTCCAGTTGATATCTCAGAAGAAAAAAAAGATATAGAAACCTTAATGTTTATTTTAAACACGATTGAAAACTTTGGACTTCTAAGAAGAAGCGAACCGATTATTTGCATGGGGGGTGGCGTACTGTTAGACATAGTTGGGTTTGCCTCCAATTTGTTTCGTCGCGGTGTTCCGTACATAAAGGTGCCTACCACCCTTTTGGCCATTGTAGATGCCAGCATCGGCGTTAAAACCTCCATTAACCACTTCGGAAGAAGAAATAGGCTCGGTAGCTATTATGCCCCTCAGGGCGTTTACCTAGACAAAACATTCCTCGAAACGGTTCCACCTCAAGAAATACATCAGGCAATGGGGGAGATAATAAAAATTGCAGTTATCAAAAACACCAAACTGCTTTCTCTGCTAGAAACTCATGCACCTCAAGTTATAAAAGAAAAATTTCTAGTAGACGGACCGGCTGATGAGATAATTTCCCACGCTATACACGATATGATACAGGAACTACAACCCGACCTTTTAGAAAAGAACCTAGAAAGAGTCGTGGACTTCGGGCATTCCTTTAGCCCTCTAGTTGAAATGAATTCCCTTAAAGACAGCACTGTTCCATCTTTGTCACACGGAGAGGCTGTTGCCTTAGATATCATTTTCTCAGGCTGCCTATCTTATAACAGAGGGCTACTTACCAAAGAATCCCTTGACCGAATTATTAAATTATGCCAAACGTGCAACCTCTCAGTAACCCACCCGTACTTTAAAAATGTTTTAATGTTATGGGAGTCCCTCCTAGATACAACCAAACATCGTAACGGAAACCAAAACCTTCCGATACCAAGCTGTTTGGGCAGTTGTGTTTTCATTAATGATGTCACGCTCCCCGAAATGCACGATGTCGTAGAGATTTTTGAAAAATTCACAGAATGAATAATCTAGTAATAACAGGCGTAAACAGTGGAGTCGGTCATGCGGCCGCCGAATTTTTTTCTAAAAAATACAATGTCTTTGGAATTTCACGCAACGACAATAACCTAGGAGACCTATATCGATCGCCTAACTTTAAATTTATAAAGGCAGATATTTCCAACTCCAAAGACGTTAGTGCCGCCTTCTCCCAAATTGAGAATATTTATTGTTTAATTAATTGTGCGGCAATTTTCGAATCTACGCCCTTCATAAAACAAAAAGTAGACCTCATTGAGCAAATAATAGACACCAACCTAAAGGGTACTATCTTTGTTACCCGAGCGGCTTTAGAGAAAATGGACAGCGGAAGAATCATCAACATTTCCTCTGTTTCAGGAAAACACGGCATAAAGAACCAAGCGGCCTACTCAGCCAGTAAACACGGAATAACGGGCTTTATGGACTCCCTAAACCAAGAATTAGTCGAAAAGGGTGTTCAGGTTACTAATTTATGCCCCGGTGGCATTAAGACCCCTTTATGGGGCCCTAACAACCCCTACAAGGGAGACTTAAGCCGACTCCTTACCCCCGAAGACATAGTTCGTATTTTAAACTTTATAATGGAGTCTCCTAGTCGTATTGTGTTTAAAGAATTAATCGTATTTCCTGATAGTGAAATCCATTAAAATTATGAAAATTAAAGTATACATTGTTACTTATCAAGGCCACCGAAGACTCAACCCCACTTTAAACTCTTTAATTAATAGTGATTTGACTAAATATGATTATGAAATTAACATCATAAACAATCACTCAGATATCAGGCTTGATCCTAAGTTTCAAATTTGCGGAACGGCACATAAGGTTAATATTTTACACAACACACTGAGGCCCGACTGGTCTTCTGGTCACCTTTCTCGAAACTGGAATCAAGCGCTTATAAATGGGTTTGGTTCGCTAATTAACCCGCACTGCGATGTAGTTGTGTGTAGCCAAGACGACTCATTGTTCAGGCCCGACTGGGCTTCAAAGCTAGAGGAGATTCACAAGAAATATTCCTTTGTCCAGAACGGACACGGCGACCAGTTTCATTCTTACCTCCCTGAAGCAGTAAGGCACATAGGCTTATGGGACGAGAGGTTCTGTGGAATTTCACGACAAGCTGCTGATTATTTGTGGCGATGCGTAATGTACAACAAGAGTTCGAGCACGATACAAGACTCTATGCACTCTCGCATACTCAATCCATTATTTCCTGATGACATTGATAAGTCGCGGGGGTGGCTGGTGGACCCCGACGTGCGAAAATTAGATGATGTATGGGATAATAAAGCTAACGATAATGAGAATTTATCAATAAAATTGATTAAGGCAAAATATCCCACAGACCCTTGGCCGTGGACTGAAGAAAAAATAAAGAACGCCCCAACCAAAACCCTTATCCACAACCACGTTACCTACCCCTACTTTGAAAAAGATGTTTACAACCTCGAAGAAAAGGGATATTTGGTTTAATAATGAAAGCAGTCGTTGTTGGAGGCGGTCTCTCGGGAACTGTAGCAGCAACCCTTTTACAAGAAAAGGGGTACGATGTAGAAATATTCGAACAAAGAGCCCATATAGCGGGAAATTGTTATGATAAAAAAATAGAAGGGATAACGGTCCATCAATATGGCCCGCACGGCTTTCATACAAACAACGAGGAAGTTTGGAATTTTCTTAATCGATATACAAAATTTAATAATGTTTGTTTGGAGGTAAAAGCTAATACCTCTGAAGGCATAATACCCATACCCTACGGTCCTGCAGCCCAAAAAATAATTGGCCACAAAACACCCGAGGAAATTATAAAATTAATTTTTAAAGACTACAGTGAAAAAATGTGGGGTGTCCCATGGGAAAAACTCCCCCCGTCAATTACGAATCGCGTCCCTAAAATGCGAGACGACCCGAGCCTATGTTTTCACATCGACAAATACCAAGGAATTCCCGAAAACGGCTACACGGTCATGTTTGAAAATATTCTAAACAACATAAAGGTAAACCTCAACTGTGCCCCCGAGGAATGGCGTAGACAAAAATTTGATTTATTAGTTTATACAGGGAAAATAGACGAATACTTTGACTATTGTTACGGAGCTCTTGGGTATCGCTCTTTATTTATTCAATTTGAGACAGCACGCCGCCGCCCCGACATATTCCAATTAAATGAATGTAATAAAAAATCTTGGACCAGAAGTGTTGACCACTCCCACTGGCACTCTCAAAAAACTGAAAACACTGTTATTTCCAAGGAGTATCCGTGCGAACATACTAAACAAAATGTTCCGTTTTACCCCAAACAGTTCGGCACCAACATTAAGCTGTATAAAAAATACAAAAAGCTTGCCCATCGTCAAAAAAATGTTATATTTACAGGCAGACTTGCGACCTATAAATACCTCGACATGGACACAGCCATTGCACAAACGATGCAAAAACTTAAAAAAATATGAGACTCGACCACATTGCCTACAGGGTTAAAGACCGGCACGAGACGGCAGATTTTTTTAAGGAATGCCTTGGTTACAAAGAGGGCTCTAGGTTTAAAATAGAATTTGACGACAACTCCACTGCCGACTGTTTAGCCCTGTCTCCGCCAGAAGTACGCCACCCGAATACTGAACTTTGGAGTTATTACGCCCTTCAGAGTGCTCCTTACGGTGCTATAAAAGCCGAGTATCATGCTGCGCCCGAAATATTTATTAGTGACGGCCCCGACGGGTCAATTGTAGGTGACTGGGTTAATAAGCGAGACGGCGTGGGAGGGGTACACCACATAGCCTATCAAGTAGAAGACGTTTTGGCTACGATGCACCATTGGAGCCAACAGGGCTATGCAGAGTTCTTGTCTGACACCCCCCTAGAATGCCCCGGCTTAAAACAGATTTTCACGAAACCCTCTAAATTAACTGGTGTGATTTATGAACTTATATCTAGAACAGGAAAAGGGTTTTGCGAAGACAATGTTAAAGCCTTAATGGAAAGTACGAAAGGGAAATAATCATGAAGAACTTTGAGGGACGCAATTATATTAATGGAAAATGGGAGACTCCCGGCAAACTGTACACCAAGATAAACCCTTCAACAGGAAAGATTCAGGGAACCTTCCCCTTAAGTGACGAAGCCTCAGTGCACAAGGCCATTCTTTCCGCTCGGCACGCTTTTAAAAAATGGAAAAAAGTTAGCAGATTTGTACGCTCAGACTACTTGAATAAAGTGGCCAAATTAATAGAAGAAAGAAAAGAAAAGCTTGCGAAGGTCATCTCTCTAGAAACCGGTAAGACTTATAACGAAAGCATTGCCGAAGTTAACGAGGCCCTACACATGGCTCAATTTGCATTTGGGTCAGGGCGATACCCCCACGGAGAAATCGTAGCCTCCGAGGTTGAAGATAAAGATTCCTACATGCTACGCAAGCCAAAAGGTGTAATAGCTATTGTAACGCCTTTTAATTTTCCTTTGGCGATTGGCATGTTTTGGAATGCTGCCCCTGCGATAGTGGAAGGGAATACGATTGTAATAAAACCAAGTGAAGATGCTCCGATGTCAACTCAAATGGCTGTGGAAATCTATGAGGAAGCTGGCCTTCCACATGGAGTCGTTAATTTGGTGCATGGTGGTGGCGATACTGGTGATAACTTGGTTCGCGGCGATGTCGATCACATTTGCTTTACTGGTAGTGCCGAAGTCGGACAGCATATTCGTAGAGTGGCTGCAGACTCTTGGAATAAAACTACTTCATGCGAACTAGGAAGCAAGTCGGCCTGTATTGTTTTTGATGACGTAGAGTACAGCTTAACCATACCCGCAACGATTGCTAGTGCCTTCAAACTCTCTGGACAACGCTGTGTTTCCTCCAGTCGTATTTTAGTTCAAAGAACAATTCATGATACATTCGCCCGCATGTTTGCCCAAGAAGCTTCTAAGTTGAAAACGGGGAATCCTTTTACCTCTAATATGGGAACCTCTGGTTGTCCCGATGGAACGGTATGGGGCGATATCACACCAAATGATGATATATATTATGGGCCTATCATTAATCAACAGGGGTTTGACAAGATAGTCCTTTACAATCAGATGGTAGAATCTGACCCCGAAGCAGAGGTTTTATTAAAGCCAGAGTATAATATCGTAGGCGATAATGAGGCTTTCTATTCTACGCCAATGGTATATAAAACAGAATGGCGAGGCCACGAGGCCAAGTACCTTAGGGATGAAGTTTTCGGACCACACGTTGCCATTATACCTTTTGATACCCTAGAAGATGCCATTAACATTTATAATGATACTGATTACGGACTTGCAGTAGGCGTTCTTACAAATGATTTCCGTAAAGCACGAATTTTGAGGGATGAATGTGACGCGGGAATGATTTACTGGAACGGTGGATCAATTGCCGCAGAATCACACCTAGCCTTTGGTGGGGTCAAGAAATCTGGAAACGGATTTCCTAGCGCCGCTAGAACATTTAGAGCAGTTACACATGAAATTAGCTGGACAGTCAACCATGCTGATAAGTTAACATTTCCGCAAGGAATGAAATAATACAAAATTATGAGTGCAGAAGAAAAAGACACCAAAAGTAAGGCAGAGATTAAGGCAGAAATAGCCAAAACGGAAGCCGAAACTCGAAAGATTTTAGCGGAAGCACTCAAAGCCGAAGCCGAGGCCGAACAAGCCCACATAGAGACAGTGACGTTACGGCAAGCCACAGACCGAGACAACGCTGCTGATGAAAAAAATTTTTTATATCGATTTGGTGGGGAAGTCACTCGTTCCTCCGTGGCCGGGTGTATGAAAAATCTCACACAATGGTCACGACTTAATCCAAAATGTGATATTGAAATTATTTTTTCTAGCCCCGGCGGTAGTATCATTGATGGGTTTGAATTATTTGACTTTATTCAAGATCTAAGAAGCAAGGACCACTACATAACCACTGGTACACTTGGCATGGCTGCATCCATGGCAGGTATTCTTTTACAGGCAGGAGATACCCGATGGATGGGTCACCAAGCATGGATTATGATTCATCGTGCAGCCTTTGGGGCTTTTGGTAAAACATTTGAAATTGAAGATGAAGTGGAGTTTGTAAAACGAATAGAGGAACGGTGTTTAGATATTTTTGTAGCACGGTCTAAATTGACCAAGCAAAAAATAAAAAGAAATTGGGATCGGAAAGATTGGTGGATAAGTGCAGATGAAGCTATTGAGTTACGGCTTGTAGATGAAATTAGATCTCAATTACCAGAGGCCATGAAGAAAAAGGTCGTTCCTGCGAAAAAAAGAACCAGAAAAAAAACCAGCAAAAAACGATGAAAAAACAACGGAAAGTCAAAAAAAAACCAACCAAAAAAGGGGGGTGGAGAGGAACGCGTGAGCTTTATCAAGGCCCCAAAATAGGCAATAAAAATTATCCATTTAAAATTGAAATAATTAATTTTTTTAATTGTAAGGAGGGTAAAGATATGGCAATATATCTATATATAGACAGAATAACGGGGGGGATTATTAAATGGAGGAGCCAACTATGACATATGGAGAAGAAGCCAATCAATACGAACAATTATCAGAATCTACAGAGTTTCATGAATCAAATCGGTTTACCCCAAGTGGCCAACAAAAGGTCGCCCTTGTGGATATTGATGAAACTATTTGTTTTTACTCGGGTAAAAGAAAATACAACCTAGCAGAACCCAGTCAAGAAAATATTGCTAAAATAAACAAACTCTTCGACGAGGGGTGGAAAATTGTTTACTGGACAGCAAGAGGCGGGTCCTCCTTAAAAGACTATTATGACTTTACGTGGAAACAGCTTGAGGAGTGGGGGTGTAAATTTCACGAGCTACACACAGGAACAAAGGGTCTTTTTATGAAGCCTCCTTATGATTTAGTAGTTGACGACAAAGCTAAAAGGATTGAGGAGCTATAATTATGAATGACGACGACGACTACATGGATAAAATGGCTACATTTTTGGCAGCACGGTCCCTAAAGGACACTTTTTGCCACGAAGGGCCTTCCATAGACAACAACACGGGGAAGCTGCAAATAAAAGAATCCAAAATTGGACTTCGAGGTGTTTTTGCGGGGGAGGACTTTAAAAAGGGGGATGCTGTAGAAGTTTGTCCTACAGTTTCATTAGAACATGAGGTGGGCCTTCAGGGCACTTTGATTGATTATATTTTTCCACACCAGTTGGACGGTTGGTGTTTATTACCCTTAGGGTACGCAATGATGTATAATCACGCTGACTGGCCCAACTGTTATTGGAAATATGGACGTATTGATGGAACAGACAGGGGGTGGATTACATTTTATGCTGCCTTTGATATTAAAAGGGGTTCAGAATTAACATGGAATTACGGACGGGGCTACTGGGTAGGGCGAGGCATTGTCCCGATACCTGACCCTGAAGTTTTCGAAAAGGAATAATGAAAAAAAGGGTTATTATTTGCGGTGGTGGAAGAATGGGCCGCGCGATCACATGGTCGATGGCAAAACTTAACTTTGACGCGCAAGTATTAGATGTTTCTAAAGAGGCACTAACAGACATCCAATCCTCGGTGCCAACAGCTAGGACCTCTCGGGTAGAAAGCAACGAAGACATTTACAAGATTATCAAAGAGGAATCTCCCGAAGTGGTAATAAGCAGCTTACCCTATCACCAAACCCAAGGGGTGGGCATGTACTGTATTGAAAATAATATTCGTTATTGTGATCTTGGGGGCAGAGTAGATGTTTCACATAATATAAATGAATACGCCAAAAGAGTGGCCACCAAGCCAGTCATGACCGACTTAGGTCTTGCACCGGGGTGGGTTAATATCCTAGCAGAGCATGGCTACCACCAAATCCACGGACCAGTGCATACGATAGAAATGATGGTTGGCGGGATTCCGCTAAAACACCCCTCTGGACCACTTAAATATCTGGCAACGTGGTCTATTGACGGCTTGCTTAATGAATATCGAGACGATTGTGAAATATTGGTAAACGGTAAGATAGTAACCACGCCGGGTCTTTCTCATTATACCATAGAGGAGCCTGAGTGGGAAGGGTGCGCGGGTCTAGAGTCTTTCTGCACAAGCGGCGGCGCGGCCCATTCCATAAAATCAATGCAAAGACGAGGCGTAAAAAACTGCATGTACAAAACCCTGCGATGGGTGGGTCACCACAAGCTAATAGACTTTTTAATGAATAAATGTAAGTTTGATGACAAAACATTACGAACTTTAATTGACAAGAGCGCAGCCTACGAGACTAGCACAGAAGATGCCGTAATAATTATGGTTTCTGCTAAAAATAGCAAGGGGCTTTCGTGGAAAAAAGAAAGGGTAATCATTAGCGATAACAACTTTACAGCAATGCAAAAGGCAACCGCATTTCCAATTTCTTCTGTCGCCGCCCTTTTGGCCCATGGGGAACTGGAGGGTGATAAAGAACAAAGACAAGGCTACTGGGGTCAATTCTCCCCATCTTTATCTTACGAAGATGTACCGTATAATGATTTTGAAAAAAATCTTAACAAGCTTTTTGAATGAAAAAAAGAAAAATTCTTATAACCGGGGTTCTTGGGCAGGATGGAGCCAACATGAGCGAGTATTTGCTCCGCGATAAAGATAATCATGTTTACGGAATGATGAGACGCTCCGCCACCCCCAATTTTTCTAACATTAAAGATTTTAAAAATAACCCAAATTTTGAACTAGTGTCAGGTGACCTTACGGACGAAATCAGCCTTAATGAGCTTGTAAAAAAAATCCAACCTGATTATTTTGTAAATTTTGCAGCTAATAGCTTTGTTGGGTGTAGCTGGGACATGCCTCTTCATGTTTTAGACGTAAATGCCCTAGGGGTTCTTCGTTGTTTAGAGTCGATCCGTAATTTTAAGCCCGATTGCCGTTTTTATAGTGCTGGAAGTAGTGAAGAATTTGGTAATATAGATTACTCCCCCCAAGATATGAAGCACCCCATGAAGCCTCGCAGCCCTTATGGGGCATCAAAGTGTGCCGCACATCATCTTGTAAAGGTTTACAGAGACTCCTATGACTTATACGCTGTTCACGGAGTTTTATTTAACCACGAAGGTGTTAGGAGGGGGGAGGAATTTGTAACTAGAAAAATTTCCAAAGGAGTTGCCAGAATATTTCAGGTACTCAAAAGTGTAGACAACTGGAGGAGTCGCCGTGGAGAACCTGCGGTATTTGATCCTATCGAATTGGGAAACCTTGACGCCAAGAGGGATTGGAGTGATAGTGAGGATTTTGTAGACGGTGTTTGGCTTATGTTGAATCAAGACGCCCCCAAAGATTACCTGCTTGCAAGTGGAGAAACTCATTCTATTAGAGAATTTGTTGAAGAAGCCTTTAAGGTTGCTGGATTTCGCGGAAACTGGGAGGGGGAGGGAATAAACGAAAAATATATAGAGTCTGAGGGTTCCCACAAATACACACTTGTAAAGGTCAACCCAGATTTTTATCGCCCCGCCGAAGTAGAGCTATTGTGGGGTGACCCCACTGAGGCCAAGAAAGAATTAGGGTGGTTACCTAAAAATTCCTTTTGCAATTTAGTCAAAAAAATGGTACAACATGACTTAAGTGAAGCAATATTATAAAATATATCGGGAAATTTTGAATGGTAAGACTCAAAAAACTCCTCTTTTAAGGAATAAGTGGCATGTATTGATTTGGCAGCTTGTAGACGACCCTAGCTTCTTTTCTGCACGAGAATGGACAAAGGAAATGGGGATAGCCAAAAAACTTTGGCCCCTTTGTGACAATTTAGAGTTCTGGTCTCAAGTTAATTTAGATTGGTATCCTAATTCACTTAATTTTTTCCTATCGGGAAAAGGTAAAAAAACTATATACAAAAAAATAAATGAATTTAAATTAAACAGTGCGGTAGACCTAATATTACCTGATCCAGTTAAATACGACCAGACGGCTGTGTTTGAAAGACGCAAAAAGGAACTTACAGAAATGGACTCCAAAACTTTTTTATCAAATGGCAAGAAAACAAAATAAAGTTAAACTCTGCCTCTGGACTCATGTCCAAAATGAAGCTCCTGTCATTGAAAGGATGCTTAAAAGCGCTGTAGATTACATTGACTACTGGGTTTTGGTGGATAACGGTTCAACCGACGGAACTCAAGAAATAATCAAAAATTTCTTTGAAAAAGAAAAAATCCCGGGAAAGCTTTATCAAAGCAAAATAGGGTGGAAGGGTCATGGAGTAAATAGACAACATTCATGGGATTTCTTAAAGGACACCCTTCACGAGTGTGATTATATTCTTAGAATTGATGCAGATGAGGGGATTGAGGTGGATGAAGATTTTGATTGGTCCATCATTCAAAATAATGAATCATGGAGTGTAACCTATAAAGCAGGAAACCATGTAGTCCCTCGTATGTGGTTATGGAAAGCTTCTTTACCTTGGTTTTGGGCGGACGACGTAGCCCATGAAACAATCCACCTTAAAAAGGAAGAGAACTCAAGCAAAGAGGAAACACGGTCACCTGTTCAAGGGAATATGCCCTTCGCCTTTAGGCACGTGGCGCTAGGTTCTGGGAACACCTCCCACAATCCAATTAAATTTCTTCAAGATGTCTTAAAGCTAGAAAACCAACTTCATGAACGTTTTAGAGACGGCACAACCCTAGATGATCAGCGTTACCATTTATTTTACTTAGCCAAGTCTTTTAATTATACAGGATTTTCCGTTGATAATCCTTGGTGTTTTCGGTTTTTTCCCTATGGAAAACATCAGGTGGACCAATTTCTCAGGAGGGGTCTTGATTACTGGGAAAAATACATGGAAACCTTTGATGAGGGAGGTTTAAATTGGTACTCTTATTATTTAAGAGGGCAGATTCATTTTAGACTTCATCAATTTGAAGAGGCCATTGAAGACTGGGCAACTTCGGCTCTACTCAACCCTCGCCGAATGGAATCTTCTTACTCTTTATTTAAATATTTTTATCAAAAAGAAAGCTGGGATAACGCGTTCCTTTATGCTTTTAAAATCAAAAATACGGTATGCCCCTTGGATACCGACCCGTGGCACCTAGAATTGAACTGTTATTTTGAACAGAACAGAGAACTACAATCTCAAATCGCCAATACGTTTGAGACATTTGGAAGGAGACACAATATTCCCACCCTGACAGGTGAAGCAGCGGAAATTAAAAATAAACTTTTATGAAAAAAAAGAAAAAAGAAGAAACTAGCACAGCGGGGCCTCTGGGGCAAATTCAAGCATATCTCACTCAAAACAAAGGTGATCACTACAACTTTGAAGAGGAACGGGATTATACCATCTCAAGCGGTAGCCTAAAGTTAGATATTGAAATGGGGGGTGGTATAAAACCCGGGGTTATTAGGGCTTCAGGAGTTACCGAAGGGGGCAAGACATCTTGTGCCTTGTCTTTCGCTAAGAATTTTCAAAAGATGGAAAACTCTATGGTTATTTATGTTAAGTCGGAGGGCAGGCTTTCTGATGACATGATTGAAAGATCAGGGGTCGATCAAAACGACGAAAAATGGTTTGTATATAAATGTAATGTTTTTGAATCAGTAATAAATTTTCTCAGGGAGCTAGTACACGATAATCCTCACGATGTGCGATATATGTTCATTATAGATTCCATGGATGCCTTGGTGCCTCGTGGGGATTTAGAAAAGAGTTCCGATGAAGCTGTTAAAGTGGCTGGCGGTTCCCTCTTAACCTCGGACTTCTTAAAAAGAATGGCCCTGTCATTCGCAAGCAAGGGTCATATTTGCTTTATGGTTTCTCAGGTAAGGAGCCAGATTAAAATTAATCCATACGAGAAAGGGGACCCCAAAGTTACAAATGCTTCTGGGGGTAATGCTGCCCTTCACTATAGTGATTGGATTTTAGAATTTCAACCCCGCTGGTCTAAAGATATAATCTCTACGCAGCCCAATGGGAAGGGGGAGCAGTTGGGGCACTGGTGTAAGGTTATTTTTAGAAAAAGCGCCAATGAAAAAACGGGGGTTGAAGTACGTTACCCAATTAAATATGGCAGGACAGGCGGGAAAAGTGTCTGGGTTGAATATGAGGTCGTTGACATGATGTTAATGTGGGATATGGCTACGGCTAAAGGTGCATGGGTGACTATATCCGACGAAGTTATTGAAGAGGTGGCGCAAAAAACCACATTAGAATTCAAGAAACAGCATCAGGGTATTGATAACCTGAGAAAATACCTAGAGGAAAATAAGGAGATTGGAAAATATTTATTTTATAAATTTAGAGATGTATTGAAAAAATCTTAATATGCTTGCTCTTTATTCAAATCATGTGTAACATACGTTATGGGAGCGTACTGGATTCGATTTAGATTCTTACGCTAGATTGCAAGCAGAGGATGATAGTCGGCCTCTTAAAAATTCTATCAAAAAACCTAGATGCCAACGATAATGTTGACATGGCTCCTTCACTAGCTGAAGCTGACGAGATTCTCGCTCAGTTTGGCTGGACCGAGGAAGCCGCGATGGCAGTATAACCTGCCCCGCCCTACTCTGGATGCTCGTTAAGGAGCTAGGGCGACGACAGCGAGCAAAAACCTAGTGTTTAGAGTGGTTCGAGCTAGGTTAAAGAAATCGTACCACGAACTCGTGTAGGCCGTTTGTCGGTGACATGCCAAGCGAGTAAATAACACCGACTAAGCTTGTAGCATATCTGAGCCGATGGCTCTAAAGACGCGGGTTCGATTCCCGCCGCTTCCACCAATTTATGTAATTAAAATGAGACTATACAACATCTACGGAAAACAGCAGTCTAAAAACGTGACTAAATACCTAATAGATTGGAATAAAAAAAGTCGCTCTAAAGTTCAGTTTCAAACAAAATCATTCTTAAAGCCATACTGGGAAAATTGCATAGTTTATGAAGAGTTTCCCGTTTTTGGTTCCAGAATGAGTGTCGACCTTCTTAATGCTACCAAAAAAATAGCAATTGAGGTACAGGGGAAACAACACTCTTCCTTTAATAAGTTTTTTCATAATAATTCTCGCTCAAAATACCTTGACGGAATTAAAAGGGATTACGAAAAATCTGTATGGCTTAAAAATAATAATTTTATTTTAATTGAAATTGAAGAGGAGGAAGCACCCCTCTTAACCTATGACTTTTTTAAAGATAAATTTGATATCCTACTTTAAGGTATTGACTTAAAATCAAAAAATACAAATACTAACAAACCAATAGATGACCAAAGACTACTCTACAGAGACCGAAAAAGATGTATTAGCCGGTATACTTAATTACCCCGCTCAAATTATTCGTTACAGAAAGATTCTCACTCGTGATTTATTTCACGTACCCTCTCATAAGGCAATATTTGATGTAATTCACAATGCTTTATCTGAGGACAGAAAAACCGATGCAATTACGGTGGCTGATAAAATTCACGCCCATAATATTACTGATGAAAAGGGCAAGTCTCTTTGCCCCTACGTAAAAAGTATTTCATTCAACCCTCCTGAAGAAGACAGTATTGAGGAGTTAATCTACCAGCTGAGAGACCTTCAATATCGTAGGGACACCAAAGCTGTTCTTAAGAAAATAGAGAGCTCACTTAATAGCAGTAAACCTCTTTACGATATACATAATGAAATAAATTCAAAATGGTCCAACGAGGTAAGATTACCTTTGGCAAATCAAGAAAAACCTGAGAAATTATTTAAGGGTTACATTGAACAGTTGGAGGAAAATGCAGCCAACCCCAAACCAAACGACATAGGTTACGATTGGCCCTATAAATTATTTACAGATTACTATGGCAAGCTTAGAAAAGGTGCAGTGCACGTGGTGGTAGCACGAGGGGGTCAGGGTAAAACAACCATGTTAAACCATGTAGGGTGGCATATTCTTAAAGAACATAAAATACCAGTGTTGATGATAGACACCGAAATGAGAAGTGCACCTATTAAGCACAGGCTATTTGCAGCCCTGTCAGGCGCTCCTGTTTACGCTCTTGAGGAAAATGAATGGTGGAAAAATGAAAAAATCAAAGAACAAGTTTACGCTACTGCAAATGAAATAGATCCTGAGGCGGATTTATTCCATATCTATGTCGGCGGCAAATCGATGGAAGAAATCGAAGCCTTAGTATTAGACTTCTACTACAGAGAAGTGGGTGAGGGTAACCCATTTTTAATTTGTTATGATTATATTAAGTGTGATGAAAAATCTGTCAAGGGGCACTGGGGGGAACACCAAGCATTGGGCGACCATGTAGACAAATTACATCAACTGGCCGTTCAAACAAACGCAGTTGTTTTAACCGCTGCTCAAGCAAATAGGTCAGGCGATTCCTTTAACAGGACGGCGGGGATAGCTGATGATAGCACCGCTATTGCCGATTCTGACAGAATACAAAGATATGCTGAAATGGTGCTAATCTTAAGGACCAAAAACGCTAAAGAGCTTGCCTTGGATGAGGGTATGGGTGAGGAGGCAGCAGAACACTTGAGGCAGCTACGTGACCCTAGCGCGTTTAGGAATGGCACCCATATAGCCACAGTGGTAAAAAGTAGACATATGGGGAGGAATGCTGTTGGCCATTTAGATTTTGTAAGAAGAAGGGGTGAAAATGGACAGTGGATTACAGGACGTAATTATTTGTGTTTTGAAATAAACAATTTTAACGTCATTGAAAAGGGTGATCTTAGATCAATCGTCGCTCATCAAAATGATGATACCGATTTGGATGATGATGATATCTTATAAAATGGAAGTTAAAGAGGCATTAGAAAGGTTGGGTTACTCTCATTTAAAAGAGTATGGCAAGGAATACAGAACCAAGCCCCTTTACCGAGATTCCGATAATCAAGGTAATGTTCTATCTATTTATAAAGATACGGGTTATTTCATTGATCACGCAAGGGGTGATATCAGGGGTTCTTTGGCGGAATTAGTTAGATTAACTCTTAATCTTGATAGCTTGAAGGAGGCAAAAAAATGGTTGGGCGAAGACTCTACTGGGGCGAGTATTTTTAAAAAAAGAAATCAAAATATTTTTATTAATCAAAATAAAATTTATGATGATGACAATTTAAACCACTTAATACACAACCATGAATACTGGGAGGGCAGAGGAATCTCTGGGTCAACCATGGAGTTATTTAAGGGTGGGGTTGATAACGGTGTAGAGGGGGGCAAGTTTTACGGCAGGTATGTTTTCCCCATCCTGAACCCTCATCAACAAATTATGGGTTTTTCTGGGCGTGACTTGATTGAATCAACCAATGAAAGGGCCAAGTGGAAACACTTGGGCTCTGTATCAAAGGCCCTATACCCCTCTTTCCTAAATGAAGAAGTGCTTAAAATAAAAAAAGAAATTTTCCTTGTGGAAAGCATAGGTGACATGCTATCCTTATGGGATGGTGGGATTAAAAATACTCTAGTTCTTTTTGGCATTAACTTATCAGATGATCTCCTTTACCATCTTTTAAAATTAAAACCCCAAAAAATAACAATATCCCTAAATGATGACGGCCAACAAGGTAAGGCGGGGAACAGGGGGGCGGAAAAAATACATGATGACCTTATTTCATACT